ATAGGTGCAGCAGTGCCAATGACGTAGATGTCGCGGAAGTCTGCATCAGTCAGGCTTGGTGCGCTGTTGATGGTCAGGGTATGAGCAATGCCGTAAGTATTTGAACGGAACCAAACTCGACGGTTTCCTGCTGTGCCTGTGGTGGACAGTGTGCCGTTGATGGTTTGTCTACCGGGTATCTGTACAATCCGCGCCCCTGCCACAGCCATGCCTGCAACGGTAATATTGTTAAAAATAGTCCCGTTTATTGATTGGGGTAAATTGTGCGTCCCTGCGGCTGTACTTGTAAAGCTGAGATTGTTAAACGTTAATGTCAAGGTAGCTATGTCAAACGCGGCAGATGCCGCCGTCATAACTAGTGTAGAAGTACCAGCATTTAGCGTTAAGTTCAGCGGATTCCCTGTTGCCCATGCAAAACTGCTACTCGTTAGCGTAACTGTACTACTGCCAAGATTAATCGTCCGTACATTAGTGTTGCTGGATGACAGTGATAAGGCAGTTACAGCGTAGTTGTTGGTGGTGAAGGTTCCTTGGGTTAAGGTAATTGCACCAGAACAAGTCAACGTGCCGCCAAGACTTAACGTCGCAGTGGCGGCGTTAATCGTTACCGAAATTACAGATACGTTGTAGTTTGTGGTTACCGTAAAACTACTGTCAATCGTTACATCGTCAGCAGCGCCGGGGACAGACGCCCCACTAGCCCCGCCTGAAGTAGCAGACCAGTTAGCTGTAGTGGTAGCGTCCCAAGTACCTGTACCGCCTACCCAAAAACGTGCAGCCATGCTTTACTCCTGTGGAGTTTCAGCGGGAGGTGCAGTCACTATGGCAATCCAGTTGTCCACACGTTGCTGCTTCATTGCCTGAATTTCAGCATCGGTGAGCGTGTGGTCATCAGGCAAATGCAGTGCATCTGCAAACTTGCCGTGGGCGGTTTCAAACTCAAAGTCGATTTTCATTTCGACCTCCGCTATTAAGTTGTAGCCAAGCGTACTAAAGCAGTCGTAGTGGTGTTGGAAGGCATGGTCAATGTTAACGTACCGGCAGTAATGGTCTGGGCGGTAAACGTGTGAACACTGATAGCCTTGTTGCTTTGTGTAGAGTTATAGATCAGCACAGTATCAAACGAAGTACTTAGTGTCACAGTGGTGTACACAATACTTGCAGAGGGAGTCCAATACCCTACGCCCGCAGTTGCAGATGCGTTTGTAGATGTCGGAGCCGTTGCGTTGGTTACCGTTACTCCACCAGCAGTGTAGTTTGTTCCCGTTACTTCACCAGTAGCTGAATACGCAGTAGTACCAGCATTAATAGTAGCTGAGGCAAGGTATAGCGCCGCTTTTACTGTATCCGTAGTAGGCGCAGTTAAACTGCCGCGAGAGACAATAGTAGAAGTGCCAAGCTGGTGTTGGCCCAACATCAATTCACCAAGGAACGATGTGCACATTGATTGAGTATTTGCCATGATATTTCCTTAAAAAGAAGCTGTTTCCCCGCCCGCAAAGGTAGGCATTTTTTTCAACGTCACATGCGCTGATCGGTGAACCAATTCGCCGTCGAGCCAATACTCGACCCACGTTGTCAGTTCATTCTCATTATCAACCGTGCCTTCCCGTTTTTCCAACAAGGAATCGTCCATGTCGCCTTTGGTGGTAGTAACAATCAATTTGAACTCCTAATAAGTGCAGTGGTTGAGGTGTTAGCGGGCATGGTGATTGTAAACGTGGTGGTCGATGTTTTGTCAGACCCAAAATCCAAAACCGCTACAGATTTATTGCCCTTGGATGCGTTGTAAATCAAAGCGCACCGGGCAGTCAAAGCTGCCGTCCAAGACACGTTATCCCAGTTCACATACGCCACATACCCGGCGTAATTGATCGCCACCCCTGTCATGACCTGACCGCCAGCCGTGTAGCCTGAAGCAACTACTTCCCCGGAGGTTGTGTACACCGTAGTGGCCTCGTTCAAATCCGCATTACCCGTATACAGCGCAATCTTGATCGTGTCTGTGGACAAGTCGTGGATAGCCTGATACAACTCCGTTTTGAAGCTGGTAGTCTGGGTTTGGACAATGCTCATTTCACTGCCTGCCTAAATTGACCGCTGCGATATGCGTCTTGACGTTCCATGCCATCACCTAAACGTTTAGCCAAAACTATTGCTTCCATGTATTTCTGGTTGTACAAAGCTACTAAATCTTGCTCACCTTTCATAAAGGTGTAAGCCTCTACCAATGAGCCATACAACAACACCGTGTCAAAATTATCGCCAAGCCAAGTTGTTGTGGCAGTAGTGATTGACTCGGGATAGTAATAGTAGTGAAGTTCTGCGGAGTAAGTTGTATCCGGCGTTGGGCCAAGAATAAAACTTAACTCATTAGAGATGGTAGAGCCTGATACCGTTGGGCCAAACAATGCATAGTACTTTGGAGTTCCTGTGCTTGTTGAACTTGGATAAGCTTCCCGAATAAAGTTTACATCTTTGTTGAGCAAAAATATGTAATCCCCACCGCCATAAGGAAACACCGCCAATGAATATGGAGCTAAAAAATCATCTGGGCAAGACAAATACTTATTACTAGCAGTAATTGTTCCAGTCACATTTTTACGCAACGAAGGAAACTGCACCGAATTGTAGATGCGCTGCTCAGCTTGTTGAATAAAACGGTTAATTTGGTCTGTTTGTGTAGACGTTGTAACTAATGCGGCTGTACCAGTCCCAGTACCTGCTCCTGTAGCGGTAAAAGTTACCCCCACAGTATTGGCAGAAGCACCAATTGATGTAAAGCTAGTTGTGCCAACAGTATTAATTATGTAACTTGAACCAATAGTGAAACTTCCAGCCGTATACAAACTACCGACAACGGTAATTGTCGGAAAGTTATTTTCCGTGTAAGCCTGTATCGCGGACGAAAGCTCAGAATAGTTCATGCCATCGGGCCTCGTGCCATCACGCCTTTGGTAGCTGCGCCAGTACCACGGATTTTGATTCCGCTAGTTTTTGCAGGCTCATCACCCGCAGATTTACTGATATTGCCAAGGCTAATATCAACAGTATCTAACTTGCTACGGTTTGGTTCTTTGCCGGGGTTGGTAGCAATACTCATAGCCTTACCAGCCATCGTATGCGGTTTCGCGTAGACGGCAGCAGAGCCAACTTCTTTACCCATTTTCTTCATGCTATAGGCCATGATATTACCCCGTTTTCTGGTTAGCTGCGCGGGACAGATTACGACCCATACGCATACGGTCATCCGTAGTAGGGCCACCTTTTTTAAGCTTTAAGGTTGTACCTTTGCCGCCTTTGTGTTCTTGCGCATCGTGCTGCTTGAACGCTTTTTTAATCATGGCCTTGTCTTGCGCCACATCACTTTTCATGCTCTCTTTAGCCATCATGCACTCCTATGAAACCGTTATTGTTACCGTGCCAACACTTGTAACCCCAATTAAATAATTAGGCGTTAAAACTGTATCAAAAAAACTAGCGCCACCTACAGGATACCAGCCCCATTGAATGTCCCGAGAACCACCAGCAGGATACCCATTTACATTGTTACCTGAAGTCACATATGTTGTGTCCTTCCTTGGATTACGCAGTGCTTGCGGGTCTTCAACTGGGAATGTACCAAGCATTAATTGCGGCTGGTCTGGATTCCAGCAATCAGGGCATACTAAAAGCTCGTACTTTCGTTGTTTAACTATTTCCGTCTTTAACTTTTTTAGCTTAAATTGAAATCCACAACGATCACATTCTGCAATCGCCTTTTTACCAGAGGCAAACCTATTAGGCATTACGAATTCCCAATAAACATTTGACGGGGAACAAAACGTATCGCTGCCTTTTCGCGGTCTTCATCTGCGGCTAATTGCCATGCTTCATCATATTGAGCTTTAAGAATTGGCAGACGATCCATGCCGCTTGGTACTTTTTGGGCTACGTAATACGCCAGTCCTGCAATCATGCAAGGTAAAAATCTAAATGGTACATCCATTGTGTTTACACCGCCACCAGCATCATTAACCCGGCGCATACGCCAGTAAACAAATTGGTAGGTTGTAGAGTTGTCCGGCGTAGGCCAGAGAGTAACTCTTGGAATGTTTTGTATGGCTACTGCATCACCAGATGAATGGGAGGCAGCAGTGGTATTGTTCTGCCCACGGGCGCAACTATATAGGGTATTCCCTGATATGTACCCATAGTAAATGGTTTCTGTGCCAACTAATATATAACCTGTAGCTGGCAAACTGGTAGCAGATGTTACAGAAATAGTAGTATCTGTAGCTGTAATAGCGGCGCTTAGTGTAGTAATAGAAGCTGTAGTCTGCCCATCAAGCCTTTGAAACCACATTTGAATTGGGCGGGCTTGTTGAAGTTTATTGGGAATCGTAGCGTAGGTGCTAACACTAATCCGGGTAATAGTCAGGTCAGCTTGAGTAGATGCTGTGTTGGAGCCGGTACGAATTACATGCTCTAACAAGTCTACTGTGTCGCTAGGAATTGGATAGGTGTTTAGGCCCGGAACTAAATTAATAGTTCCTTGCTCAAACGTCCACATGTTTACGCCACGATTTGCCCAGTCAGCAAACATGATATTAAGGCTACGCCGTGCAGTACGTAAATCGTAACCCGTGCGCAATTCAGAACCAGCACGTTCAAATGCTTCCTCGACTATTTCACTTAAATCAAGGTTAAAAGTGGCGGTTCCAGAAGTGGTCATTATTTATTCCTTGCGGCTCTCATATTATCCACGAGATTAGGGTAAGGACGACCAGCAGCTTTAGCCATTGCTTTAGCTTTGGCTTTTTTACTTGAGCTTAAAGCTTTTGGCGCACCTAAATTTTTAGGCCGGGGCTTATTCCACACTTCCCCGCCTTCAGCGTATTGCGTGAAATCAGTATTGTCCCTACGTGGCATGGTCTTGCCCTTGGGCATCTTGGAGGGGGAAATATCCCCCATTCCACGACTGGCTCTCACTTTGTCATCCCACCGCCACACATAATAAATGTGCCACGAGTTTTGCCACGTTGAGCAATGCCATCAGCACGAGCAGATGCAGAGCCGCCTTTAGCCATTTTTTTAACAGTAGGATTTACAAAACCGCGACCAGCACCAGCAGATGCAGATTTAGGTTCTGTTTTATCAATGGCATCATAAGCTTCAGTAGCCTTTTTACGGGCTTTTTCATCCGCTACGTCTTGGGGGGTTTTATCTTCCATGATTTTTCCTTAGCACATTTTGCCTTTAGTCTTACCGCGTTGGGCAATACCATCAGCACGTTTGGATGCAGAACTTACCGAGCCGCCAGAAGCCATTTTTTTGACTGCTCCACCTTTTGCATATTCACTGCCGCCACGACGAGTGCCTTTAAACATATTTTTAATATCTGCAATAGACCCACCATACAAATCAACACCACGGCCTTGCTCCATAACAGTGCCTTGACCACGAGGACGCATTTTATTTCGACCTTCGTTGCTAGATATAGGAGCTTCTTGTCCGGGGCGTACAGGCATACGAACCGGTGCGCTTGATTCACCTCGTCGGGTCAAACCCTGTTGTTTGTTTAGGTAGTCGCGCAGGCTAAGGCCAGATGCAGCAAGCTGCTCTTTGGTAACCATTGGTGTGCGTTTAACAGTAGGTGCTGGCATAGAAACACTAGGATTGCCTTTTCCTTCTAAAGCTTGTTTAGAAACTTGTTCTTCAGCTTCTATAACTGGTGCAACTTTGTTTGCTGAACGCTCAGCAGCAGCAGCGCGAATTTGCTCTTCTACTGAGTCATCATCTTCATAGACAGGACGAGATATAGCCATGATTTACTCCTTAACGGGCCATGCCGCCACGCTTCATAACAATTTCTTTGCCTTTGGTTTTGCCTTTGGAAACAATACCATCTGCACTCTTATGACCAGATGAAAGACCGCCAGAAGCCATCTTCTTAGCCATGCCACCTTTTTTCATTCCGGTGGCTTCAGCCATTTCATGCTTCATCATAGAAGCAGGAGCACCTTTTTTCTTCATAAAAGAAACTTCTTTTTTCATCATTGCTTTAGATTCAGCCATATCACCACCTTTAGAAAATTTGCGGCCCTTGTCCGCAGTTGTGAAATCTTTTCCCACAGACTGCGGGACTCCTACTTTCTTGGCAAACGCTGGCGAGTGAGCTATCGCAGCCATGAAATTGTGTTGTTTTTTGCTAGTTGAGGGCACTTCTTTGCTCCCTCATAAATGCATCAAGTTTCTCATCCATTCGATCAAGCCGAGCTATTACACGGTTAATGTCTGCATGCATATCATTCTTGGTTACAAACTTTTCCGCATGTTCCTCGCGGGTTTTGCTTAAAAGAATACCAAGCCGTTTAACTTCATCATAGGAAACTTTTACCCAAAACAATAAAACTGCGGATAAAAATGACAAAAAAACATTCCAGACTGGGAGTTCCATATTAGCACTTCCATCTAGCTAAAGAAGCCGCCTTACGGGTAGGCTTACCTTTTTCGTCTTTCATTGGCCCCGGCATACCCGACATACGGGCGCAGAACGATTTTTTACGTGGGCCACCTTCAGGTTGTGGAGCCTTTAGGTTAGACCCTGTTGCTGCGTTGTACTTTGCACGGCCCTTAGCTGTTAACCCAGCCCCTTTAGAAACCGGAAGTTTTTCACCGCGACCTACTGCAAGGGATGGAGTTTTCTTAGCCATTTGCTACTTTAAGTTTAAGCCGTGCATGCTCCTTGAGAAGCGGCTGCAAAGCATCTTGTTCAAAGTTACGGGTGAATTCTTTTGAGCCTATGTGCGGCAAACTAATCATTGGGTCTAAATAAATTTTAAACCCTTCTTCACGAGCACGACGGCAGAAGGCATAATCCTCGCCAATGTACTGCCCGTCAATCAACAGGAAGTCAAAGATGGCATATTCATCTTCGCCATCACCATCCCCGGCATAACGCCACTCAGGATGTTTTTCCATCATGTGGTCAATTACATGGCGGCGGATAAGCATGAACCCCGTAGGCGCACTCTCCACCCGCATCAGACCATTTTCATCAAACTCTAGCTGGTGGTCTTCATCCAAATAAAAGTCAAGGAAAAACTTGGCATCATCTGCACGGCGCGGGTACGTACCAGCAACCACATCTTTTTCTGTGGACAGGGCCAGCAACCGGGTAACAGCTTCTACGTTAATGACTACATCTGCATCTACAAACAACAGATCGGTGCAGTCGGTTTCGGTGAAGTTGCGTACCAGCTTGTTACGAGCCTTGGAAATGATAGAGCAGCCAGACAGGTGAACCAGATGAATCTGGACACCCATCTTGTCCAACTTGGGAACGAGTTGGGCTATGGCAAACGCAGTCCTAATATTGACCTTGCCGTCATAACACGGGATAGCAAGCATAAGCTTGCGTCCCACCAAGTTGAAGCTCTTATCAGCCATAGTACACGTTGGCAGAGGTTATGTTACTCATGTTCAAGTAGATACCGTTTTTAACCAGTATCCCTTCGCCGGGAATTAACGCAAAATTACCAAACAAGTCAGCCGCGCCAATATCGTAACTAGCAAGCCACAAAGATGCATATACAGCTACAGTTCCGCCCGCAATAGTTCCAGAGTTGATGTCTGTAACGGTAAACGTATCTGCGCCTGTGCGCGTAATAGAGTAATTGCCGTTTGTGCCAGATGTACCGCTTGCTGTTGCAAAAGCAATCCCAACTACATCTCCAGTAACCAAGCCGTGAGCTACTTTTGTAACGGTAATAACCGCAGCAGTCCTTGCGTATGTGGCAGAAACAGGGGCTGTGGTAGTGTCAAAGATGTCTAGTGTTCCAGCCGTAGCTGTCCCAACCATAGAAACTGCTTTGAGCCTATTGCGCCCTAAAACAACAAAGCCAGAGTTGTTAAGGTGGCCTGATTTAACGTCTGTTTGCATCATAATCAATCTCCTATAAGACAGGGGCCAAAGCCCCTGAGATTAATTAAGCAGACGCGGGGTTAGCTGAACCGTCAGAGTCACGAACAATGTACTCGACAGTAACAGTAATCGTACCGGCAGTAGCATCAGCAGTAGCTGCGGTAAAAGTACCATAAATGATTGCATCAGTTGTGCCAATGCTGTCATAAAAACCTGAAGTAGCTGCTGCAATGGTGGCTGGAGAAGTTTGAACTGCCGAAGTACCGGTGTTGACCGAAGCCATGTACAGATTAGCCGTTCCAGCACTGCCAATAGTAACGCCGCAGTTTGTTGCGCCAGTCAGGGCAACATTAACTTCTAGGCCAAAGCGAACAATCTTAGCGCCAGCAGGTAGCACAAACATCTGCTGCGCTGTGGGGCTTGTCAAAATAACAGAAGTAGGAGCCGTATAATTTTGGGCAACAATAGTTGCGCCCATATTGCGGATGGTTCCAGCAGTCGTACCAGTGGTGTTTTTGACCGTGCCAAGTAGCCAAGGGCCGAGATGAGTTGCGAATCCCATGATAGATGTCCTTACATACAAGTGAAGTGCATCAATCGGTATGTCGTCTAGCCGGGACTAGTTTGATGCACCGGAAAGCCCGGATTAGCTGCAATATATCACAGTTTTAAATGGTTGTGCAAATAAAAAAGGCCCCCGAAGGAGCCTTTTCAGCAGGGGTTAACCCTAGCTTAAGACGAACCGGGCGAACCGAAGATGCCTAGTGGGTCAGACACGCCGAAGCTGTAACGCTCGCGGGCCTTGTAACGCACGTTACCGGTGTCAAAATCGCCGTCCATGCTGTTAGACAGCGGGGTGCGGACAAAATGTTTCAAACCGTTAGGTACGTCAGTGGTCAGGAACCAGCCATTGGTATCGGTCAAGAAGTGGTTAACAGTATAACCACCGGGGATCGAACCATTGTTCTTCAGTGCGTTGATGTCGTTGTCGGTAGTTCCAACACGGAGGCTGGTTTCCAACAGACGGGTAGCAACGAACATCAGAGATGGGGGAACAATCAGCTTAGCGGGCTTAGCTGCAATCAGCAGGCCACGCTCGTCTGTCCAGCCAGCAATCTGAATAACTGCGTTTTCCAACGAAGTCTCATTCAGGTCAGCGCCAGTGGAAGGACGGTTACTGTTAGTGCCACCAGAAATCAGCGGATGTGCTGTGTTGCATAAAGACACGCCATCGCCATAAACGACGGTAGTGGTAAATGCATTGTTCAACACGTAAGCTGCTTTGACCTGCTTGGTGTAAGCCATACCACGAGCCAGTGCCTTGGTGTAACGAGCAGACAACGAGTCATACAAGTTATCTTCCACAGCTTCTTCAGTAATGGAGAAGCCAAGGGCAATGGTTTCATGGTTGTAACGAGCAGTCCATGCTTCCTGTGCATTGTCGTACTGAATGGCAGAGCCTTCATTTTTAACAGGTGCAGCAGAGAAACCAGACAGTTTCGTTTCTTCTTCAAAACTACGTTCCGACGTTTCGGTTTCGTAGATTTCTTTGTGCTCTTCGCCGTATTTAGCGTACTCCAGACCAAACAGAGCGTTCAGTCCGGGGAGCAGTTCTTTAAGTAGTTGTGCGCGTGAAATAGCCATGATTTACTCCTTAAACACCAGTGGTGTTGTTATATTGGTGAGTGTTAATCTTCACCAATAGTTCGGTGTAGGTATCGGCTGCGGTAGCAGTCTCAGGCACTACGTCGATAACACGGATTGGAATAGTCGCGGTAGTACCAGCGCCGGTCAAGGTAACTGCATACGCGGAATCACCAGTGGTGGTGTTACCTGTATTCAATACCAAAGCCAAGTTAGACCCTACTACGGTGCGACCTGCGGAACTCATGGTCGTGCCAGACGAAACCACGGCAACTTTAAACAGCGCCATAGGATCATCCACCACGTATGCATAAGCAAGGTTGGTAGACGTAGAAATCAAAGCAGGCAGATATTGGCCCTGAACGGTTTGACCGCTAGAGTTTACATATTGACCGCCAAGACAAACGCCAACAATTGCACCAGAGTTAGTGGTGCTAGAAAGAACCAGATAACCGGTGCTGTCGATTTGTACGGTATCGCCATTAAAAATAGCAGTACCAAAACCAGCAGCTACGGGAATCTGACGAATAGCACCAGCATAAGGCATACCGTCAATTCGATTGACAGGTTTTAGACCGTATGGGGCGCTAACTGTAGGATAAGCCATAGTTAAACTCCAAAAAAATTAAATACCTTTACCGAAAGTAACACTAGAGCTTCGTTCTTTAAACAAAGGCATCTTCGGGTTATTTTCACGCATGAAAGTATTGTCCACCGAGTTCATTTGAGTATCCGCTTGATTGCGGAAATACTCGTCACGTTGCTCGACAAACTCTACCGGTGTTTTGCAAAGGATAAGGCCACCAGTAACAATGCTGCCGGGGAAGTCTTTATTAGAAGACGAACCAAACAACCTGATCTCTGGGTGGTCAGATGCTTTTACGGGCTCCCAGCCCTCCTGAAGTTTGGAATTCAAGTTAGTCGGATCATCTTTGCCTAAAGTAGCGATACGAATCCAACGAAACGCATACCCCGGTTCCGGCTTGGGATCAGGGAGAAGTTGTGGAGGTTTCCAGCGCGTAGGACGAGCGGTAGCTTCACGAGTGTCGGTTTCTCTACTTTTGCGAATTTGTTCAGTCATGCTTGTTTCCTCATTTCTTCAGCAACCTTACGAGCATAAAGTTCCAAAGGAACCCCAAGCCGCTTGGCGATATTTACCTGCGTTTGCGTAAGTACGATCTTTTTAGGCGCTGTACTACGGGATGCCGGTGCTACAACATTTGATTTTTGTCGCTGAGATGTTTTCGCATCAGCGGGTTCCTCTGCAAATGCCTCAGGGAACCTTGCTCTCATTTCCTTATCAATGGCTTCAAAGTATTCTTTGCTGCCATTTTGAATTCCTGCATTTAGAACATCTTCATGGAATGTTACTGCATATGCAGTCATACCAGCTTTTTTACCCCACCAAGGATTTTTATCTATCCATTCCTGAGTATCGGGGTGAATCGACTCTTGTGGAGTCGGTTGTTGCGGTTGTACTACAGTTTTTGGCGGTTGTAAAGGGGCAGGCTTAAAATTATTTACCTTATCTGCCCGGATTGCAGCAGCGGTTAGCTTTGATTGAGCCTTAATAAGCCGGTCAGTATCACCGGATTCATAGGCTTCTTTATATTCCCGTTGAGCGGAATCAATCTCAGACTCTACAACTTTCTTAGCCTGCTCCAATAAAGCAGTTTGGTTAGTAGCCAAAGAACCTTGCAAACGTTTGTTCTCTTCTACAACAGCTTCAGCCATACGCAATGCTTCTTCGCGCTCACGTAATGCTGCTTCTTTTGCTCGACGCTCTTCGTGGTATCCTTTATTAATATGGGATAACCGGTCTTTCAGCTTCTGGTCAGAATATTTAGATAACTCCTCGTCCGTTACCGGAGCAGGAGCTTCTTTCATTGGAGTGCGATGCCTGTCAGCTTCAGGAGTATCGTCAATAACTTCAATGTCCGGCTCAGGAGCTACTACTTTTCCACCTTCTCGTGGATTTTTAGCTTCTATTTCATCTGGAAATTCAAACTCAGTTTTTTCAATTTCAGCCATGATGACTCCTTATGGACGTTGAATGCCGCGAGGGTCTTGCACAACAGCTTCAACAGATTCATCGTGGATTAATCGCCATTCTGTTCCGTGAATTTTCATGCGAGTACCAGTGTTTGGCCTAGTAAGAATGAAATCTCCTACCTTGCAGCTTGGGCCGCTAGGGAATCGTTTTTCATCTTTGTAAGCATCTGGCCCCATTTTTGCCACAAATAACACGGGGGATAAAAGCTCCTCGTGATGCATCATTTGTGCAGTTTTTACTAGTCCTAAACCTGAATCTCCTATTTCTTCTTCAGCTTTAGGAACCATACACAATAAATAATATGTGGATGGATCAGGTACTTGTTTGGCCTTTTCTTCTGGGTCAGTATTTAATATCCCAGATAAATCAACCGCAGCGACATTAAAGTCATTCATTTATTTTCCTTACTAACACGCATGGGGTTTGAGCGTATTTCGGCGGGTAACCCCAGATAAACCCATCCAAACTTAATCATCCGATTGCTGCAAACGTTTTTCCATATCTTTTACATAGTATAAAGATTTAGTTAAACCAAGTATCTGACCGCACAAATATTTATACTCTGAAAAATCATTAATTGCGCCAGAAGTAATTACTTGATTTAATTGTTGTATATCTTCATCTATATCTTTAATTAATGCGCTCATTGCATCCATTACATACCTCCGGGAGTTAGTTTCTGTTGCTGAAGTTGATCTTTATGCATCATGCCTTGCTGATGTAATTGAGCCTGTTGTTGTTGGGCTTGTTGCTGTGCAGCTTGTGCTTGTGCAGCTTTTTGAGCATTAATTTGAAGCTGTTGCTGGTGCAATTGCTCCGCTTGCATAGCTTCTTGCTCAATTTGCATGGGGTTAATGCCGCTTTTATCCGCATCCAAAGCTAATCGGGCTTGGGCCAACACAATGTCAGCGTCAATCTTTTTGGCTTTGCTATCTGCTTCTTGTTTTTTAATCTGAAGCTCTTGCATCTGCATTTGAATGATTGGGTCTTGCATTTGTTGCTGGGCTTGAGCTTGCGCGGCTTGGGACTTGTTCATCTGTAGCAACTGCTGCGATGCTTGCGCTACAGCACGAGACAACTCAACTTCTAATTGAGGAGGAAGCTCAACATCAGGCTTAGGCAGTGGAGCGCCAAGACGTTCTTCAATCTTAGTGCGGTACAAGAATCCAAGGTGTTCTGCAATGTGAGCTTGAATAGCCGCTTGCATTTGTTGGGCCATAGGATTTTGGCCTATTTGCGCCGCAATCATTGGGTCTTGCATAAATGTTGAATGCACTGCAATGTGGGCTTCATGGTCTTGGTAGATAAATGCCTTGGTAGGTTTACCTTTTAAGAAAGCCATGTTTTCACTAATAGGATCACGTGGCTTTTGATCGTCCTCAATAGGCACAATCTTGTCGGCATTTTTTACGCCCAGAACTTCAATCATCTGACGATGCAAATATGGCAAGTCATAGATATTTGGAGCTTGAGCAGACAATTGGGTAACTGCCTGATATTGCATAATCCGCTGCGCCATTGTGGTGCTGTTGGGATCGCTAACCGGAATAATCTCAACCAAATCATAGTCTGCTTGCTTGGCTTTACGATTTCCGCCTTCAGGCTTGTAGCTGTATTCTTCTGGTGTGTGGTCACGAATTAACGTTTTGAGCAGTCTAAATTCCTGCTTCATAGAATAGTGAACACGAGCTTGAACGGCGCTCATTGTTTTAAGCTGACGCTCTAGCAATGCCAGAGTAGTTCCAACGGGAGCATTTGCTCCCATGTCGCTAACTTGAATATCAGCTATTGAGCCAAGGCGACGGCCTTCTTCTGTAATCTGATTAAGCAGGGCCAGCAAAACTTGGCTAGGCTCTTTGTAGGGAAGCGGCATGATGTTGTCACGCAAGACTCCACTGGCAATATCTACATCACGGAATTCTCCTGGTGCAATTGGTGTATCGTCGCCTTTAACCCGCAAGCCGCGAGTTTTCATACCACCGGGAAGATTGCTCAGCGTACCAGCATCTACCAACTGGCGAATTAAAGAAGTGCCAGCGCGGGCATATCCGCCAATTAAGTGAATCAGTCCCAGACCATAAGCACCAAAGCCGGGTACATAGGTGTACTGTACAAAGTGTTGGCGTTTTTGTTTTGTCTTGTCATCCTCTTCCCAGTTACGGCGAATAGCTAGGATTTCAGTAGTGCTTCGGTCAATGGTAACTACATAGGGACGGGCTACTCCATCTTTATCCTCGTACCCCGGCATGTCGTAGTCAACATGGATTTCATAAATTTGGTAGCGGTCATCATCAGTTAAAGAATAACCCTGACCTTCAGCTTTTTTCTTTTCTACATCAGTATGAGTATTGTCTGGTTCGCCCAGATCAATATCCCGATAAAAGCCCGCAACTTGCAAGTGGCGAATATCATTTTTGGTTTTACGCATTAAGTGCGTAACACGTTCTGCTGTATTGGCACTAGACGCACCATAAGGAATAATTAAATCTTCAGCAGGAATAAACATTGCCGTCTGGCGATTCAATGCTGGGTCAAAGTAAACTTTCTTAAATGCTGCTCCAGCTAGGCCAAGGTTATACAAAAGCCTTTCATGTTCAGGCCGGTACTCGGTCATTACATCTGTTAGCTGGTAGTTCATGTCCTCACGTACACGTTCTGCTGCTTCTACAGTTTCTTGGTCATCATCGCCAATGATCTGAGTCTTAACCGGGCCTTGTGCCGGAAAACTTTCAGTAATGGTTTCCGACTGGAATCGGATTGCGGCTTCAGTCAGGATAGTAGAAAAAACTCCACAAGCGCCATTCCAAGGTTCTGTTCTTTCTTCATAGTTCATGCCAAGGACTTCTAGCCCTTTAACGTACATATCAACCCAATCTTTTCTGGATTGAATATCGGCTTCAACTAACTCGATTAATTCAGAGCCAAGTTTTTGTAACTCGCCATCGTCCATTGCCTCTGCTAAGTTTTCATCAAAATCACCTTCGCCGTGGGAAAGAATTTCAATTTCCATATCCCCTGCGTGAACCGTAACGCTATCAGGATTTTCTACTTCAATTTCAAGTGGGCTTTCATCCAATGTATCAATACCCATTGGTGCTTGATATAGGGAAGGGGCCATGCTGTTGGTTGCCATATGTATTCCTTAATAGTAAGTGTTCTTGCGGCGGAAACTCTTTATCTCTTCTTTTTCGTCTGAGTCCAAACGGATAAAGCCACCTTTTCTAAACCGAATTAATGCCTGTGTTGATGAGTCCACCAAGTCATCGTGATCCCCGTTAGGGAAAGCTGCCATCTGCTCAATCACTTCTGTAGCCCACCTTGTTTCAGGAGCCCACACTTTACCACTACTAAATAAATCGGTAATGGAATTGATACGCACAAATTTATCATTGCCACGGGTAGGCGTGTATTCTGACACCATTATCCCCATTTGTCTAAGCTCAAATACCAGTGGAGCCCCAGCCGCTTTGGCTTCAATGATACAAGCATCAGGTTCCCACTCTTGGTACATAACCAGAGCCTTGGCCTTTAGTTCTGGAAACTCCATCCGTTTTTGGAATGCGTCTAGCAAGATAACGTTGATGTTATTAGCATCGTCGTCCATCCTAAAAACACCCCAAGTCGTGCAGGCGGAATAGTCAGACCGCTCGTTTTTTGTAAACGCCGTATCCCAAGACTGAATAATAAAGTCACAAGGAGGCGGTCTTTCCTGTTTCCATATCTTCCACCATTCCCGTTTAACTAAAGCGCCCTCTTCCCCGGTAGGTGTCTGTTGGTACTGCGCATACCATTTAGCCGGGGGTAGTTCATCCCTCAGAGCTTCCAACTCCTTAGCCGACCAGAATTCAGGCCATAAGGGTTTACCCGAAGGCATAATGGCAGGGAATTCAATTACTTCCCACTCCTCCCCTTTATCCCGGAGCATGGCATCTTTGATAACTCTGCCGGTTAGATCTCTTTCGCCCCAGCGGGTCATCACGATGACAATCGCTCCTCCCGGCTGTAAACGCTGACGCGGCCCAGAGGTGTACCACTCATACACTTTATCAAAGACAGACGGATCGCCCGACGCTAAAGCCGCTTCCTGTTCTGAATGAGGATCGTCAATGATAAGTAAGTCTGCCCCCTTACCAGTAACCGTACCACCCACACCAATAGCAAAGTATTCCCCGTTCTGATTAGTAGCCCACCGGCCCGCCGCCTTACTGTCCTGCCTCAAACTTACATTAGGGAATACCCTAGCATACGCTTCTGACCCAACCAAGTTCCTTACCTTACGTCCAAACCCCACAGCCAGATCCGCCGTGTTAGAAGACTGAATCACCTTCTTATCAGGGTACTTTCCTAAAAACCAAGACGTTAGTAAATAGGAGGCAAACTCAGACTTAGTGTGCCGAGGTGGCATATTAATGATGAGTCTCTTCAAACTCCCATCGGCGATAGCCTCGAATTTTTTTGCCATAACAGCGTGGTGTCTCCCGTGAATAAATCCGGGCCACATTAGCTTTACGTACTCCATAAACGACTTCTGAGCCAACTCCCTGCTCAAAGCCGTCTTGTATTCCATCACATCCGCCATGAATTTTTCGTATTCAGCGGGCTCCAACTTGTCAATCAAGTCCTCTAACTTCATAGAGTACCTCTATAAACAACCACCGCCGACGGGAAAGGAGCAGAGTTTTTTGCATTCCCAAACTTAAGCCGCCCACGGATAAATTCAATCTCACCCTTCATAGCATAGTCGTGCCACCACTTTGTATCCGTCCTAGCAGGCACAAGACATACAACAGTAGCCTTAGACTCCCAAGCTTTTTTCATCCATAAACCAATCTCCCGCCCATACGGAGGGTTCATCCAGCACACCCCAGTCCATTCCTGCTTCAATCCATCGTCTTCTTTAGTAAAAAACTTCTTACATTTTGCATTGTCAACACTGGCGCAAACGTCCAACTCAAAGCCGTACAAATCATCGTACTTTTTAAAAAAACTCATGGGTGTTGCCCACAAATCTGTCTCGCTAGAAAAATGTACCTTCATTGGATAGTCCTAAAGTTAATGTACACAGGCCTGACCGTCCTGCCCTTACCCTTTAACTTCTTCACAACCCCCAATTCCACTAAGTTATCCACAATCCGCTTCGTATTCCCCAGCCCAGCCTTCCCCCTCTGGTACGCAATCTCCCTCAAAGACGGCGAGTACCCAAACTTCTTCCACCACTCATCAATAATCAAAAACACTTCGCTCTGTCCGGGGCTCATATCCTTCTCCATACACTGTTCATACGTCAAATCCGCCAACCTTTGCTGCATCTTCTTGTTTATTTGCACTATTCCCATGTCAGTCCTTGCCAAAATTACTATTCTTGTGAAAACCAAGGCGATTTTGCCCTAAATTCTTGCATTTTTTACGTTTCCGTTTTGAAAAAAGCCGTTATAAATCAACTGTTTAGCTCTACTTCCTAGAATTTAGGTGTCATCTGGTAACGTTACCACTCGGAATAATTGTGAAAATGGCAAGGAACGTGTTTCCAATTTTTATATACCCCCCACCCCTTTGCATTTAGGAAGACAAGGGGGGGTCTTCTGGATTTTGGTCATCGGTGAATGGGGAAAAAGATTCTTGGTCAGACGGTTTGTGTGGAGTAGTATGCAAGTTATGCAGGGACTCCTCGCTTGCATTTGGGGGGGTGGCGGGTGGGTGGGTGTCGTCCGGCGGGTTTTCCGAGTCGGCCTGTGGCGCAAGCTCGGCTAGCAGAGAATCAGCGTCAACATCTACCGCGTCGATTGATTGAGCCCGCATGATCGCGCGTAACTGTTCGAGCACCTGTGCTTTAGCGTCTACGCTATGTTTTATGGTGGTGACTTCTTTGCGTTCGGTGAAGGCCGCAACCTCTGTAACAGTACCCAACACTTTAGCCGCCGCCACTTTAGTCGCCTGTTTTGCATCAGGATCGATAACCACTTGCACTAGGGATTGAATGACCAAAGCACGGAGAGCAGCAGGGGATTGGTATTCCTGAGCCGCTAATGCCAGCTTGTAAGCTTCGATTTCACGATTTACGGCAGGGTGGGCCGCCACCTCATATGGTGCGGTATGGATTGTCGCTGGAGTCGCGTTAGGTTTATATGATCGCCTGTAGGCTTCGGCCTTAGTAGCGCCCTTAGCGACTTCCCTAGCGAATGTCTTTTGTTTATGGGTTAACTCTTTGGAAACGCCTATAGAAAACAATTGTTCTAGTGGGACTGTATCTAGCGCTTGGTTTACTTCCTTCCTTGACAATTTACGCTGCATGGCTTCGCCTTTCAATACCGCCGCGACCACCGCGACCATGCGCCGATTATAGGAACAAATCAGGAAACCACGCAAGCGACTGTCCAGCATGGATAAAACCACAGTAACAATACTGCGCATTGTCCCTCTAAAGTACTGTATATAAACCCATTAGGGTTTTGGAGGGGTCTTATAGATCAATGACTTACAAGACTTGGCACGATTCTATTATGCTATATAGGTAAGAGGGTAAGATATATCAGGCAGCACAACACCTCTACTGCCACCTACAAACTGAAAGGCTAAACCATGACCACCATTACAGGTACACAAATAGACGACTTCCAATTGCTCACCCTGCGCCAAATGCTAAAGCTTGAAATTAGGGGAATGACGCGAAGCCGTTCGCCTTCGGCCTATTCCATCTTAAAAAAGATGGGCTATACAGGCACCCGCGAATCTGTGCTGGCCCAATTGGACGACAGGCGCAGGGAAATTTTAGGCCTAGCGTAATCGACTGTTAACCCTCACCCCGAGGGTTAACGGGCAATTATGCCGAACAGAAAGGAAACCATGTACACCGCCCAAGTGAACGCCCATGGGAATATCATTGTCTGCAAGGGCGCAGACGTCCGAAACAGTTACCGCATTGTGTTTACAGGCACCTATGCCGACTGCCTACGCTTTAAAACCCTCGGAGAATAACGCCATGATCTTAATTTCAATCACCTATAGCACCGACGACCACGAGAGTGCAGAACATGGGGAAAGCATCGACCACGGGTTTAAGTCAGAAGATGAACCCCTTACTTTCGGGGAACTGTGCCGCCTGATCCAACGCGGAGGGTTTAATTACCCATCATGCAGCCCCGCCAAAGGCAGCACCCGCGAATGGTTACAGGCAGAGCCGGAACAGGATTACACCACGGGCGAATATACGACCTATGCCCTGCACTATTCGCACAACAACCCGCCGAAAAATGCGAAGTACTGGCGCGCAGCCTTCAAAGCTTGCGGTATAGCGTGACGGACTGTTAGCCCTGCGCGCAGGGTTAACGGGCAATCACGCCAACAGGAGAAATAAACCATGGATCAAAATATTTTAGTTAACGCTCTGCGCTGCGCAGGACTCAGCACCTACGACGACAGGGGAAGCAGCCCCACCGCCCGCGCACAGGATGCCCTATCAGGCCGGACGCACTATTGTGAGCCCGCAACCATGCGATGGCACTTTGCCCGCATTACAAGTGCCCGCCGGATTAGCATGGGCGCATCTTTTATGCTGGTCGAATCCTGTGGGGCCGATTATGAAAACACCCGCAGGGTTTTCCGCGCCGTATGCTTTGACATTT